CAATGGAGTTAATATGAGTAAAAAAGATAAAGAGTCTGATGAGGTTATTAAAATGACATTAGTTAGAAAAAAAGCAATAAAAAAAACAAAAAATAGTGTAACAATCAGAGTACAATCGAAATGTTTCTCAAAGGCTGGGAACAGTTGGAGAAATGTCCAAATTGAGCAACTATGGGACGAGGGAAGAGACTTGATAGGTATTAGTAATATGACATCTTTAGATGATAACAAAAACCCTGTTACAATGGTTTTTAACTTAGATGACATTCCCTCTTTAATTGCAACATTGCAAGCCGTTTCACTAGAGGCTAAGATTGATGAATTTGAAAGTGAAATAAGAGAACAAACAAGTGCATTAAAGGAAAGAAGTAGATAGTGATTTTTTTGAATCATTTAATTATAAGGAGAATTAATATGTATATAGTAATGATTTATTCAGATTCAACAGACCCGTGGGCATATGGTTCATTCAAAGATTTGGATTCGGCTGCCGAGTACAAAAAGAAATATCAAGCATCGTGGACAGATCGAGATTGGGATTCGTTAACCGCACATATAATAAAAGTAGAAAATAGGAGAATAAAATGATTATTTATAAATTAACATACTATGCTGATAACACCGATAGAAAAACGATTGAATACAGCACTTCAGTTAAGGCATTGCGTCAAAAAATAGAGGAATGGGAAATGAATGGATTGAATACCGATAATGATATTATTGAAAAAATAGAGTTTCATCAATTATCAGAACTATGTGAAATTTTAAATAAAGATGATGAAGAAATCAAAACTTCTGAATGTTGCGGTGAAGAGATGCATGAGGATTATGATCTCTGCCCCAAATGTTTAGAACATACATAGTTAACCATAATACCTAGACACCTTTGCTACACCTTGCTCGGTTTTACAACTTGGGCAAGGTGCTTTCTCTAATTTATATTTCGGTAAAGCCGACCAATAATAAATATCAATATGCAATTCTTTATTGCGATTATATTTTACACATTTACGATACTCATATACTCCACATTTATTACATAATTTTAAACCACTAAATATCATATCTAATCCTTTTTTTTAAGTTAACAAAACCCCGTTCATTATATGATGGTTATATGGTTATATTCCTCGTGAAACCAATTCGTAAAAACACCCCAAATAACCAAATAACCATAAAATAACCATATAGGGTTTAATCCATTTCAGAGTGGTTAAATGCATACGATCCGTGCGCTTCTTTTACAATATAACCCCACTTAACCATCGTTTTTAAATAGCGGGTAAGCTTGTTATTTATATTGTATGTTGTAGGCATCCAACCTTTAGAGGCTTCTAAGAAATACCACATTTCTTTACGATTAAAAGACTTCTTATCCCGATATAAATAAAACTCTTTAATAAGTTCAATTTCCCATTTATCGGATGCTTCCACGCAATGTAGTTTTTCATTTACGATTACTGCTCCCCGTTCAAATAAGACTTCTTCCCGATTCCAATTTAATTTAAAAGGTTCACCATTTAATTCGCAATGCTCATCCCTTACTTTTGTGATCTTACCTCTTCTAAGATCGGTAGCTAGGGTAGATTCTCCAATCTGTATGACATTATGTACATAGTTGGTTAAATGTTTCCCCCCGTGGATTAAGCCTTTGGTAAGGATCGGTTCTTCATCGTGATTATTACTCTTATTATGATGACCCACCAGGACAATAGAGTTGCCTGTCGTACTCTTAATATGTTGGATCATCGACAGGATTTGTTGCAAGGCATTATTATCAGATAGGTCTTGATTGGTACTCGTATATATATTGTCCACGATTACCACTCCATCTCGTAGTGCCATATCTTCGATGGTATCCTTAATCTTCTGCCATTGATCTGTGAACATCATATCATCATCATTAAATAAAGCCATCCTTACATTTGTCCCTCTAGGGAAGTTTGGTTGCATTGCCTTTACCCGACTCGATAATTGTTCAGGAGATAGTTCAAACTGCACAAGTAATACCTCTTTTTGCATAACAGGAAATCCTAAAAATTCTTGTCCTGATGCAATAGCATATGCCATTTGTAATACAAACCAAGTCTTCCCGACCCCATCTGTACCAGCGACTAGGGATACACCACCCTCATACAAGAGGTATTGAATAATAGGATCAGGTGGCTTGTTATATGTATTGGTGAGTTCCGAGGTATCTATAACATTGTACCCCCGTGCCGCTAATTTAAATTCTACTGCATTTACGATAGAATCTTTTAGTTCTTTATATTTATAGGTAGAGTCCGCCTTAAACTTGGTGAACTCATCCCTTATATCATAACCTTCAGGGAGATATTCACTCCATTGGCAGATATAAACTCGTATACCCCGACTCTCGGTCTTAATGCGTTGCGCCAGACGTTCTGCACCTTCTCTTCCTGGCGAGTCATTATCGTAAGCAATATATATTTTCTTAAAATCTAAGATCGGTGTAATATCACTTGGAATAGACCCCGCTCCCGCACTAAAAGAAATACTATTATTAGGACATACCAACATATCGGTTTCCCCCTCACATATAATAAGGGGTTGCTCCCGATCATAGGTCTTTAAGAGGTTAAGTCCATATATTTGACACGATTTATCTCCATGACTCCAATAAGACTTATGAATCTTAATACCTGTAATGTTTCCATCTGTATCTAAATAGTGAAATACTTTAAGTCCATCTTCGGTATATCCCACCTTCATATCTTTAAGCTTTGGTAAAGATTTTAAGTGTTCACTCGGTACATTATCAATATACTTCTGTGCTACTGAATCTATATCTCCCTCTATTTGAGGTTTTTTGGGTGGTTCTGGAGCTTTTTTCTTGGTTACCTCACCATTAATCATCTTTTCAGGATTATTGATGTTTAAGTGTTTGGCTAATAGATACGCATTTCCTTTGTATCCGCAAGAAAAACATTTACATTGCCCATTTTCAATCGAGAAAGAAAAAGATGGTTTGATGTCATCGTGTGTTCCTAAAGGACAACTTCCCTTGCCTTGTGTCCCATTATATTTTACTCTTTCTATTCCGACTTCATATTCATAAAAAAATTGAAAATCAGGCATCTTCTAGCATCTCTGCAAATGATTTTTCTTCGTGATCCATCGCCCATAACATAATTGCATAGTTGACCAAGTCCTGACATCTTGATTTAATTCCTTCTGATCCTTCTTTTCCGTGTAAAACATAGGTTCTGATAGAATCCATATGCTTTAACATATAAGTTAATAGAACAAGTTTAGGGTCTAAATCTAATCGCTCTCCAATAGAACGGAAGTTCTTAAACTTATCTGCGGTATTTGTTCCATCATCAATCGTATACTCTGCACCCTTAACCATTTGTATCTCTTTACATTCATCTAAAAAGATTTCACTTAATTTAAAAAACGTATCAACTTTCATATCCTACCTCCATGTAGTAATTATTCCTATTATTCTTTACTGGTTTTCTTGTCTTTGGGGTCTTGTTTATACACTTACCCCATCGTGTTGCTGCATCTCTCAACTGCTCAAGAATCTCCGATGCAGAAAGATTCTCTTCTATCTCCAGGACTAATGTAAAATACACCATCCTACTTCACTAGGTTTAACCAATCATCTAACTTCACCAAGACAATGGTTTCCCCTCGATCTTCTCGTGTCATTACTAGATCACAATTCCCAAATGCTAACCATTTAGGAATACTTTTTCTGCGCTTTGCTTGTATCTTGTATGTTTTACCGCTCTTCTTCGCTAAAATATCCACATCTTCTGTAAACCCCATACTTCTACCATCTGATCCCCACGCACGTTTTACATCGTAACCCTCTTTAGCAAGTTGGTCTACAAGTTCTCTTTCGTATGTATTCCCTTTTGACTTTGATTTACTTGCCACTATCTTCCACCGCCTTTAAGAATTGAGTTATTAAATCCTCAATCATATTTTTGATTTTAATATCTTTTTCAAAGCAAAAGACTCTTAATCTTTTATAGATATGTGAATCAAGTGTTACTCGATGCCTTCCGCTTAATTGAGAACGTGTCTTATGCCTGGAATTAAGTTCAGGTTGCAATCTTTTAATTAATTTGCGCTCTAAATCAGTTGCAGTACCATACGAAATTGCTGGCTTTACCTTCACATATTCATATTGATCCACGGAATGTTTACTAAATCTTTTCCGTATCTCTTTACTGACACCTACATACACCACCTTTGCATCTTTATACATAACATATACACCACACATCATCGGTAATTCTTTTTTATTCTTATAAAGCTGCCATTTACTCATGTGTAAACCTATCTACTAAAACACTAACTACAACCATAATAATTGCAAAAGCACTTACCCAAAAAAAAACGCCTATACCTAATATTAATACATTTGCTACCCATTCTGCGATACTAAACATAACCATACCTACCCCTTTTTCTTTTCATCACGTTCATATACATATAATGCATATTGAACTGCAATGTACATTATAAAAATACTTATTATTTCTACGCCCCACATCACTTTAGCGCCAACTCTAGTGTTTCAATTCCCAAGTTCTTTTTTATCCTCATATTCCTACTCAAAGAGATCATCGGTCTATTCGGACTTTGTACCACTTGGTACTATGTGTGAGGCGTAAAAATTCTTTTCCATTTCATCGAGCCGATCTAATAAATTTTGTATATCTGTAATAGACTTTCTTTCTTTATTGATTTTTAGATTTAATAGTAGATTCGCCAAGCCTTGTCGTATATAACTTAATTCTTTAGGAACAATCTTCATTTTTTCTTCCTTTCATTTGGTCTTGTTGCTTTAAAATATAATTCATAAAACCAATTATTATCTTGATGTAGAAATTTATCTCTCATCTTGATTACTTGTTCATCCGTGTATTTAAATCGTTTTAATACGTTCTTCTTCATGTACAGACTCCACTTTATTAGCTATTAAATAAATTTCTTTTGTAGGAATAAGATAACATCTCTTTGACTTCGTATCACCTTTTCCTGTAATCACTCTTTGTTGATACCCTTCTTGCAAAATTAAATCTTTAATGTGATTAGGGTATACCCAAATTAAATTCTTATTATCAAAAAAGCACCAAATATCTGCTTCTGTTGAAAGCAATGCAGAAGGTTTCCCATACATATATACTTCTATGAGAAAATTATTGGTGTGCTGCGATTGTATATCAGACTTTACTTCTATCCTAGTATTAGTAGAAGGACTATAAATATCAAATTGTTTAAATTTACCTCTTATAATGAGAGCAAAAGGATCAGATTCTCTGACCCTATTTAATACAATGCTCTCTATTCTCTTGCCGATCTCCAATGATTTTTCAAAGTTTGCCATAGATTATATTCTTGAATCAGGGTTATTGATTACGCAATCACAAGGCTCAAAATATTCTTCTGTCGCTGTGTAATATCCGCAATCCATTACTTCACTATGAATAAACCCACCTTCTCCTTTACAATCATCGCAAGTCACATCGGACTTTCCAATGCAATAATACATCTGTTCTTCAGAAGTGAGTTCCTCAAACTGATTAGGGCGAACTTGCGTCCGCCCATCAGTTATCATAGTGGTTCTAGAAGGGGAGATCATCGTCCTGCTTCTGTTGACCATTAGGTTTGAAGTCACTTACTTTTAAGCTAAGATACTTCTCACCTTTCTTTGAGAGGTTTGACCAGGCAGATAAACTATAATCTTTACCATTAATGTTTACCTTACCCGTCATATTCGGATGCTTCTCTGTTTTACGCTCTTTCGCAGTAAATAAAGCACCTTTGTTTGTGTTGTCAAAAGCCATATTACTTTGACTCCTTTTTTGTTTCCTGTTCTTCTTCTATTAAGCTAAAGGTTGTTGGTAAATCTTTTGGAAAGGACGGAACAGGATAATTATGTACCCAATCCGAGACTTCCACAACCTTTTTCCAAGTTTGTCTATCTTCTTTATACTTCTTCAATATATAATTTGGCTTCTTTCTCCAACCCGATTTTAAATATAAACAGGCAATCCCGTCAATCTTTAAATCAGGAAATAAAGATTCAAATAATATCTTGTAAGAAGTTAATTGTAGTTGGTGCGTTTGATATGCATTGCCCGTCTTAAAGTCAATTAACCATCGTTCTTCTTTCCCTTTCTTATTGACAAGCTTTACCACCCAATCCGCAGTACCCGCCCACGGATGTAATTGATTTCCTTTGTTATCTGCAGCCAAATCAAACATACATATCTCTAATGCTTCTGTAGTAAACTCTCCATTGACACTTGCATCATCACAGAATTGTTTAAAAGACATAATGTATTTTACGATCTCCCTAGAAATAGGAATCAATTTATCGGACTCTGCATCATACCAAGAAGGTTGCTCTACGAGGTTTATTTTCTGACCAAGCAATAATCGTTCACAAAAATCGTGTACAATCGTACCAATAGTTGCGCGCTTATTTGCATACTCCATTGCATCCTCATAAGAGTTTGCATTTCCTAACCACCTATGAAATCCTATACCTTTATCTAATGCATCTTCAAATGTAGTAGAAGAACGCTTAAATATTTTTGGTGTCTCTTCACCAAATTCTTTATTCCAATAATCATCTAGTGGAGCATACCATCTTCCATTAGCAAGATCATGTCTTTCTACGGGGATCGGAGTTTGCAATAAGTCTTTCATTTTACACCTCTGTTTCTGGCGCAATTCTAGTAGTGTGACTTTTCACAGATACTAATTCACCACGCTCGTTATTTTCTTTATAGCTATCAAAACGTACTTTAATACTGCCAACTCCAATATCTAAAACTGTACCCCACTTATTTAACTCAGGGTCTAGTCTATTGCTGAGACAAAATCGTTGACCTACCTTTAATCGCTTTAACTTCATTGCGCTATAATATCTTGTATTTCGTAACGCTTTGTTCTATACCCTAAGTTTACTTCTTTAATCTTACCCGCCTTTGCCCAGGCTCGTATGGTATAAGTAGAAACTTTAAAGTATTCAGATGCTTCTTTCGTAGTCATAAGTTGCTTCATCTTCTATTCCTATCTATTTATTAATTAAAATAATGATTTATCGATATAAATCTTATACGAACTTATATCAAAGCATCAATAGATGCAAGAAGAATCTATAAATATATTATTATTGTTGAAAGAAACTAGAGAGTGGTGTTGTATTTTTCGATAAACTCGCTTGGTTTACCTTTCCCTAAACTCGTATTGTAATATTGTTTCCAGTAATCCGCCATACCTTCGATAGTATTTGGGAGCTTTTTTGGAACTCTACGATATTTAAGTCTGCACATAATAATAGCATATGCTATATTATATTCTAAAAGGTCTGCTATATCTTCTTCTTGTGCAGTAGGAAGAAATGCAGTTGATGGAACTTGTGCGATATGAACACATTTCCACATCAATTTTTGTCTATACTTTAAATAATTCTCCAGGGTGTCTTTTGCTCCCGTCATCCCTGGTTCTATTTGCCACCAACTCCGCGCTACTCCATCATTCCATTGTCTTACATAATCATAATTAGACTCAATTAAACCAGTTCCAAATACGAGATTTTCCGCTTCCTCTGAATACATTCCCATTTTCTTTAAGATGGAAGAGATCATTCCCCTTATCTGCTTCTGTTTTCTTTTGTTCATATTGAGTAACCTTATATTCTACTTTATATATGTAACCATTTAAAACTTCAAGTGAAGTGCTATCTTGAATTACTACTCCTTTATCCCATATTAAATAAAGGATTGCAGCGAGTCCAAGAGTACACAATATATATGATGTTAAGTTCTTCATTATATTGAACTTACAACATAATATATATGAAACTCAAGGCTCTATAAATCGGCTACAAATACTTTAATTTTAGCTACGATCTTATCGTCTTCTTTCGATGGGGTTACTTTTGCAATAAGTTCTAACACTTTAATTACAAAACCCTTAACACCATACTTCTGAACTTGACCTTTAATATACCGCTTGATCATTTTTTACTTCCTTTTACAATTTTAGTTAAACCTTCTATTACTACATCTAAAAGAATATCATCTTTATCACTTGGTGACATCTTTACAATTTTTTCTAATACCATAAATGCTAATAGCACCCATTCCCAATTTAATGTTAACCATTCCATATTATTCCCCTACCTTTTTCATTGCTAATTTATGAGACTCTGTAAAAGTTTTACCTCCTCGCATAGCTTTCACCATAGAACGAACGTGCTTTGCAGTATGATGCCTACCATGCTTCTTCATTGCCTCTGCTTGTCTTTTATTTAAACCTACTAAAGACACGCCTTTGACCATTTTAATAGCCATATTTCTTCATCTTCTTTTTTGTAGTTTTCTTTTTCATAGGCTTCTTTTTCATTTTCTTTTTTGTTTTACTATGATAGGGCATTACTTTTTTCTCCTTACTTTTCTTAAAATTGGCTTACTATATTTTGCTCTTG